ATGCCTTCTGGCGACACTTGATGCGCTGGAAGGGTCAGGAGTGCAGAGCCAGTACAGGATCGACTGGTGCGAGGATGTGCGCGTCGAACGCTTCCCGACCCTGTGGATGCCACTGGCCATGGAATCCATGCCCGGCAAACTCGAGTATCTCAGTGAGGATTACGCTGCCGCAGTCAGGATGACCCTGGCCGGAGTGAAGCACCTCTCGATGAAGCCCCGGAAGCAACTCAACCACTGGGGAGAGTTCCCCTTTAGCTTTGCGCCTTATGCCGGGTAAGAAGACCAGGGCATCGCTGAACGATGTCGCTGCAAAGGCAGGGACAGACAGAAACCGGGTAGCACTGGCGCTGCGTGATGACCCTAATCTGGCACAAGAGTTCAAAGATAAGGTCAGAAAAGCCGCAGAGGATGTCGGCTATGTCAAGCCACCAGAGAACCAGCACCCAAACTCTAAACTAGACCAAGACAAGGCTGACAAGATTGTGGAGGGTATCGTGGCCAACAAGTCACTTTCCAGCATTGCCTCAGAGACAGGGTTGAGCGAGCACACCGCCTTGAAATACATCAGAGGAGTCAAAGTCCCAGCAGACTACCCTGAAAATGAGGAGGACTGGAGGAAGGACGTTACTGGATTTCTGGAGGTTGCTATCTGGAAAGGCACAAAACGATTAGCTCAGGAATCAATGGCGTTCATAGATGACCGTAGTTTACCCGTAGCGGTGGCCGTGCTAACTGACAAGCTCGCAAATATAAAAGGCCAGCCCACCAGTATTCACCTAGCCATGACGGCCTCTGTGAGCCATCGGGACCTTATGAAGGACCTGAAAGAGCGCAATGTGACCCCTGTGAACGACGAGCAGACACCTGATCTGGTTTAGGTAGTGGCCCGAAATGTCCTACCCCTACCGCGGAAGCGTCATCGAAAACCACGACTTCAGGCCTGTTTCTGGCACTCATGCCTACAATAGCAGTTATATTCACTTGGTGACGCAAACCAGCAGCAAAGGCCCGTAAACATTGATCGAAACGCACGTCAGCACCCCTCCGCCGGGCCAATGTCCTACCCCGTTACAAGGGCCACCCCGGGGGAGGGGGTCGGGCAATCCGCGGCGACGGTAAAAGTCGACGGGTTTCCCAAAGCGAAAAATATTAGGAAATGAGCCAACCACCCAACCTCTGCCTCACCTGCTCCAAGCCCTTCGAGATCATCAAGATCCGCATCGGCTCCAAGCAAAAGCGCTTCTGCTCCGACCACTGCAACGACACGTGGTGGAACGAGCAACCGCTGCACCCTGTCATCCCCCGGGTAGACGCCCATCACCCCCGCGCACTCGAGCTGAAGCAGAAGCGCACCCAACTCGTGCTCCTTGAAAAGGCCGACCCCTACACCTACGGTTTCATCCCCGACCACTGGGAGATCGCCAACACTGAGTATTCGCTCACCCAGGAGCTCCTCATCTCCGGCGGCAACCGCGCCGGTAAAACCCTTTGGGCCGCCCGCCGCGTGGTTCAAACCCTCCTTGAGAAAGAGAACGCATCGGTACTCTGCTGCCACACCTCTCACGCCACCTCGGTCACCGTGCAACAACCCGCCATCTACAACTATCTCCCCGTCGCACTCCGGGCGACCAAGAAGGGCCGCATCCACTACCTGAACTACAGCCGCAAGAACGGATTCACCGACGGCTCATTCATCCTACCCAACGGCTCCCGCTGCGACTTCCTGAACTACACGCAGTCCGAGAACACCATCGAGGGCCGCGAGGCTGACTTGATCTGGTGCGACGAGCTCGTGCCCCAATCCTGGGTGGACACACTGCGCTACCGTCTGATCACCCGCCGTGGCAAACTCCTCGTGACCCAGACACCCCTCGAAGGCGTGGCCTCGGTCTACAAGGAGTTCACCGCCGGATCACAGGTCAAGAACTGGGGCACCGGCGAACTCTTAGCCGGCAAACAGGGCCTGCCTACATGGCCACCCGGCAAGGCTCCCAGGGTCATGGAGCAGCCCGCAACCAAGCGCAAAACCGTTTTCTTTTACTCCGAGGACAACCCCTACAACCCCTTCGACGAGATGAAGTCGAAGCTGGTCACCTCTCCCATGGGCCAGATCCTGACCCGAGCCTACGGCTGGGCCTCGGACAACATCGGCAAGGCCTTCGCCCGTTTCCGCCCCGATATCCACTGCATCCCGGCCTCCAAGGTGCCACCCGGCGGCACGCTATACATGGTCTGCGACCCCGCCGGCGCCCGCAATTGGTTCTGCCTATGGCTCCTAGTCTACGAGGACGGCAAGCGCATCGTGGTGCGTGAGTTCCCGGACTTCTCCAACTTCGGAGAGTGGGCACTACCGTCCGAAAAACCCGACGGCAAGCTCGGTCCCGCGCAAACCCTAGACGCCGGCCGTTCCATCTCCGAGTACCGCAACCTCTTCCGCCAGATTGAGTCTGACCTCGGCTACGGCGAGCCCGTCATGCGACTGATCGACCCCAAGGCCGGAGGTTCTCCCGCGCTCTCCGAGGCCGGCGGCACGACCCTCATCGACCTCCTAGCCGAATCCGACGATCCCCGGGACGAGCCCATGGCATTCATTCCCGCACCCGGCGTGCCCGTCGACCAGCGCACATCCGCCATCAATAGTCTCCTCTCCTACGACGCCACCCAGCCGCTCACCCCGCTCAACGAGCCATCCCTCTACATCACCAACGACTGCGCCAATCTTATCTACGCACTCTCCGAGCACACCGGCCGCGACGGGCAGAAAGGCGCGACCAAGGATCCAATCGACTGCCTAGGGATGCTTTTAGTCTCAGGTCTTGCCTTCGTAGGCCGCGGGGGCTTTGATTGCCGCGGCGGCGGTGGATACTAAAAGAAACGATCATGCAAGGCGATTCATACAAGCAAGCAACCGACGTGATGGCACGGGTCGGCGACGAGCCCAATGTACCGGCATTAACCGAGGAACTACGGCGCTCGGCCACCGACTACGGCGTCTACGCCCGTGTTGATAATGTGGAGAACGTGCGCTTCTGCCGCTGGCCCGGCCAGAGCGACGATGGCAAGAAGTGGAATGATTCCAACCGCAATGCCCCGGCATTCCCCTGGGACGGGGCCTCCGACACGCGCATCCCGCTGGCCGACGAGGTGATCAACGGCCTCGTCGACCTCTGTTCCACCTCTTTCTGGCGCTCGATGCTCCGTGTGTCGCCCACCAACATTAGCCAGCTCGACCAAGCGGTCACCGCGCACAACCTGATGGACTGGACGGTCAACGCCCGGATGTACAACGACCTCACCCGCGAGGTCGAACTACTCTCTCAGTACCTCTGGACCTACGGCTGGGCCGGCGTCCACGTCACCTGGCAGCAGGAGATGGGGCAGAAAGAGCAGTACCTGACGATGGAGCAGATCGTGGCCTTGGCAGCCCAGTCTCCCGAGGGCTCGGTCCTGGCCGACCTGCCCAACCTCATCGCCAACCCCGAGGCCGACGACCAATCCGCGGAGCTCCTGCTCGCTGCCTTCCCCAACCTGCGCAAGCGCCGGGCGCTCAAGGCCATCCGCGAACTGCGCGAGGAGGGCGAGTGCGACTTCCCTATCCCGACCATGGTCACCAACAAGCCCATGATCGCTGCCCTCGCGCCTTGGGACGAGTTGGTGTTCCCGCCCGAGACCACCGACATCCAGTCCGCCCGAGTAGTCTTCCGCCGGTTCTACATGACCGAGGCCCAACTCCTGAACAAGGTCGAGACCGAAAAGTGGGATGCCGAGTGGGCGCAGGAAGCCATTAACACGATGGGCCGTTTCAGTGACTACGCTGCCTTCCAGTATGGCGCCGTCGGCATTGCCGAGAACTCCATCCTCGACCGCGAGAATCTGATCGAGGTGGTCTATGCCTACCAGAAAGCAGTCGACTCAGACGGCATCCCCGGCGTGTTCTACACCGTCTTCAGCCCCCAAGTCGGCGACAAGTGGGGCTACTTTGAGGGGCTCGACTACGCGCACGGTCAGTATCCCTTCGTTATCTGGCGCTCCGAGCTCATCCACCGCCAGATCACCGAGAGCCGTGGCGTGCCCGAGGTCTGTTCCACCTGGCAGCATGAGGTCAAGGCCCAGCGCGACTCCATATTCGACTACACCTCGCTCGCCACGCTTCCGCCCATCGAGGTCCCCAAAACCCGCGGCGGCAACCTGAAGATCGGTCCCGCAATTCAGATTCCTGTCCTGCGCCGCGGCGAGATCGGCTTTTTGCAACCGCCCGCACGCGAGCCCGGTGTGGCCTTCCAGTTGATCGCAGCCATTGAGGCCCAGACTGACCGCTACTTTGGACGCCCGACCGAGAAGGTCCCGCCAGTGATCACCCAGATGCGCCAGCAGCGCCTGATCAACAACTGGCTGCATGGCTGGACCGAGGCATTTCGCCAGGTACTAGCCCTCACGCTGCAGTACATCGGCCCCGCCGAGATCCAGCGCATCACGGCCTCGGCCACCCCGCTCCCGCAGGACGTGCAGGACTTCGACGTGATGCTCAAGTTTGATGTCAGGGAAATGAGTACCGACCTCGTAACCGAGAAGCTCAAGGCCATCAGTACCCTCGTTCTGCCCCTCGACACTGCCGGCGTGATCGACCGGGCCAAGCTGATCTCCGTCGCACTCCGAGCCATCGACCCCAACCTCGCGAGCGAGCTGGTCATGCAGCAGGGCCCGGCCGCGCAGAAGATGTTCAACGAAACCAACGACGAGATCGCGCTGATGTCGCTTGGCAATCCTCCCCAACTCCGGGAGAACGACCCCACCGCGCCCATGCGCCTTCAATTCAGCCAACAGGTCCTGCAATCCAACCCGAAATATCAGGCCCAGCTCCAACAGGACCCGCTTTTCCAAGCCAACCTGCAGAAGTACATTGAGAACCTGCAGTTCAGTGTCCAGCAGCAGCAGAACGCCATCACCGGCCGCCTCGGAGTCTAATGAAACTGACCGACGAACAGCTTTCCGAGGCCCTCTCCGTGTCAGAGGAGCACCCGGTGCTCAAGGCCATGGGCCAACTCATCGACGACACGCTGCGGGACGAGGTGCTCAACGCCATCCTCCCATCACTTTCTGCGGAGGACCGTGCCTATAACTCAGGACGCGCCGCCGCAATCAAGGATCTCATCGCACAAATCAGTGCGTTAAGAAACGGGAGGGAGTTGACTTCCGGTCAATTCTAGGCTCTCACTCAAACAACGGCTTCTTGGTTGGCCTTAAACAACCCTGGCGCAGCATACCCGGCTTGCAGGGTCTAAAAGCATGGACATCCCGACGAATACACAGGAAGCGAAACCTGCCCAAAACACGGCACAGCCCCCAATCAACCCGATGCAGTTCGACGAATCGGCGTTGGCGAAGCTACTGAAGACACGATTCAGCGGGGAGGAAGAGAAGGCATCAGCCGTCGAGCGACAAGTGCCGGAGCCGGAAGCCACTTCCGTGGACGATCAGGCCGAGGATGCGGAGCCGACCGCAGAACAAACGGACGCCCAGGCCGAGTCGCCTGAGCAGGAGGTTCTTTCCGAGACCGAAGAGAACAGCGACGAGGAATCGCTGGGCTACCGCAAACGCATCGACAAGCTCACGCGCCAGAAGAAAGAGGCGCTGGAGAAGGCCGAGGCTCTCGAGCGGGAGCTCAACGACGCCAAGACCAAGCTGGAGCAGACCAACGACAGGCCGACCGCGGTGCAGTCCGCTGCAGACCCGTTTGCCGATGTCTGGGAAGTGTCGAAGCTCAACGATGAGTGGAGCAAGGCCCGGAATCTGAAACGGTGGTGCGAGGACAACATCGACGGCTGCGAAGTAGAGGGCAAGGAGTACAGCGCGGAGGACGTGAAGCAGATCAAGCGGCGTGTAGAAGACGCCATCGACCTGCACATACCAACCCGCGCCCGCTTCCTGCAGAACTACCAGCAGATCAAGCCAATCGCAGAACAACTCTACCCATGGTGGAAGGACCGTTCGGCTACCGAGTACACCGAGGCGCAGGCCGTCCTGCGGCAACTGCCGCAGATTGCCTCACTGCCGGAGTACCAGGTGCTGGTCGGTGACTTCATTGCCGGGCGCAAGTTGCGTCTGGCGCAGGAGTCCTCCAAGGGCAAGCCATCTGCCACCCGCCCACTAGTCAAGGCACCCAACCAGCCCGGTCGACCGACCGCAATCCCTGCAAAAAAGGATTCGGTCAAGGTCGGCCTGGATAACGCCAAGTCGAAGTTCCGAAAGTCCGGGACGACCACCGAATTAGCTCAAGTACTCAAAAGGATGCTCTAAATCATGCCCCTGCTCCAAGAAAACCAATCCGGTACAGTACCGCTCGCTTCAACGTCCTCGATCCGTGAGGATCTGGCGGACTACATCGCCATCGTCGACGCCAAGTCAACGCCGTTCGTGTCCATGGCCCCCAAGGGCAAGGACATCGGCAATATGCAGTTCTCGTGGCAGGTCGACAATTACGCTGCCCCGACCATGGGTGGCGTTGTCGACGGTACTGACGTGACCGTGTCCAGCGCCGGCAACCCGGTTGAGAACCGGACCCGCCTGAACAACTACGGTCAGGTGTTCCGCAACGACCTGCGCATCGGTTTCATCGCCGAGACGCAGAACGTGGCCGGCGTGAGCGATGAGCTCGCCAACGGCATTGCCAAACGCCTCGTTGAGCTCAAGCGCTCCATGGAGGCGACCTTCATGTGCACCAACCAGGCTGCGCAGACCGAGGTCAGCACCTCCAACCCGTACCTGACGGGCTCCCTGGGCAATTGGTTGACCGCTGACAACGCCGCCAACATCGGTGCTGTCGCCTCCGGTTCGGTTTTCAAGCCGGCCTCCGGCGCTGTGAACACCACTACGTCCGCCAATTTCACTGAGGCCACCGCCCAGAACGTGCTAACTGCCGTCTACGGCATCACCGGCACCTTCCGGGACTACGATTGCATCTTGGGCACCACGCTCAAGCGTGCGTTCACCAACCTGACTGCCTCTGGCACGACTCAGGTTGTCAATTCCAACTCCATCGCTGCCACCTCGGTCCGCACCTTCAACCAAGAGCTGTCAAGCGACACCTTCAAGTCATCCATCGACATCTTCGAGGGCGACTTTGGTCGCTTGATTTTGCACCCGTCCACTTTTATCGGTGGTACTACTGGTACTGCATTGAGCGCTCAGGCGTTCAAGGGCTACGTCATCCCGATGGACATGGTCGAGGTCCGCTACGCCAAGCTCCCGCAGGTCAAGACCCTGCCTGACGCCGGCGGCGGCCCTGCCCGCTTGATCGAGGCCATTGCCGGTCTCGTGGTGAAGAACCCGAGCGGCTTTGGTATGTTCAACGGCGCTAGCTAATCAAAAAACCAACAGGGGAGGTCCATCACGGGCCTCCCCTCCTTACTTTTCTCATGGCCCAGAATTCCGCAGCATCCGTCATCGCAAACGCTCTCGACGACCTGCCCGGCGAACTGCGCCGCGCCGTCATCAAAGAGTTCCAAACCGGCATCCAGAAGGACTGGGTTAAGGCCGGCATTGATCAGAAGCGCATCGCCAAGGACTCGGATCGCGATATCCGATCCGTTGACGGCATCGGGCGCCTGCGGATGCGTATCGACCCCACCCTCTACCATGCCTGGGGGCACAAGGTCGGGTACGATTGCTGGAAAGATTCCCAGTTTCTCAAAGAAGTAGAGCGCGATAACCCCGAGGTGCGAGTGCGCTGCGGGGCTACACGCTTGCAGGTTGGATGGACCGGTGGCACAAAACGCAGTAGTCAGAAGTTCACCCTATGAATGTCGGATCCAATCGTCAGCTAGCCGGCGAGTACGGCGGCACCTACATCTCCAGCGCATCCGGAACTGTGACCGGAAACTGGCAGACCATTCATGCTCTTGAGATCACGATCCTCGGAGCAACCGCTTCCAACATCACCAACTTCCCTGCCGGCGTGACGCTGCAGGCCGGTGATGAGCTTCCCGGTGTGTGGACCTCTATCACCGTGTCGAACGGCTCCATTGTGGCCTATAACCGCAAGTACGCCTAAGCAATGCCTCGCCTCGGACTAGGACTGGGACTGGATATTGTCCGCCGTATCAAAGGCGGCGGCATTCCGCCTGATCCTCCCATCGAACGGCGCGACATCCTTTGCGAGAACGGCGACTACCTGGTGCAAGAAGACGGCGGTCACCTGGTTATTACTTTCGGAACATTCGACTCTTTACTCACTGAAGCCAGTGACTTCCTCGTACAGGAAGATGGCGGCAAACTAATCCTAGCAATCCAATAATATGGCAGACCTTAAGATTTCACAGCTAACAGCGATCACGACGCTGACCCCGGCTACCGATGTGTTGCCCGTGGTCGACGTCACCGGCACCACCAAGAAGATCACCACCAACCAGATCCT